ACGCACATCGGGGTGTCACCGGAACCAGTTACATCAAGTAAGTAACTGGTTCCGGACCTTCCCCGTGCGAACATCGCTGATATACATAGAAAAAAAAACCATTTTACCGACGTGGGTAAAATGGTTTGAGAGGGATGGAAACCATCACATGTATTTGTGATTAGTACTTACCCGTTGTTGCTGGGAGAAGACGGCTTCTCATCAACGACAGGAGCAGCTTCAGGCGCTTTAGGCTCTGGAGCTTTAGTCTCTTCAGACGCAATAAAGCCAAGTTCTTCAAGTTTACTTCTCTGCTCAGGATCATTAAGCGCATTGAGAAATTCTGCAGGAGAATTACTAAATGACGCACGAATGTGCGACGGCAAACTTTCAAAATACTCTGTAGCACGAGCAACAGAATTCTGAGCAGTCTGAAAATCTGTGACGTTAGAAAAGTCGCCAAATTGAATCGGACGCTTCGGGGAAAAAGGATCAGTCAAAAAACCGGTCTCTGCATACTTTTGCAAGATGTTGTCGATCATCGTCTCATCTTTAAAATGCTGTTGCGTCATCGACGGTTCAGTAAAGACGATACCTTCGGCAGTGGCGTTTGTGTGATTAATTTTGAACTTCATATAAGCTCCATACAAAAAAGTCCTCACACTACGCGAGGACTGATTAGAAGAATCTAAGTGTTGCGGCCGCGTCTGAAATTAGACTTCGGACTGAGCAGGCGCGGCCGCTTTTACGTCATCGATCGTAGATACGAAAGCGGTTGCAGAAGCAATCTGGGTCGGGACGGAGGCTACAAGCTCTCCAGTTTCATCAGAATACTGACCAATTTCATACAAGAAAAAATCATCGGGATGCTGACCTACAGTCGTACGGCTGTCACGAACGAGATCAGAAAAAGACCGAGAAGCATCAGCTGCGCTGCGGCTGAAAAACGGCGTATTAAAAACCTGAAGTTTCGAATCGAAAACGGAAAAAACCTTAAGGATCATGACTGATTCTCTTCCATAACGCGTCTCAATTTAGCAGCTTTCAGCTCTTGGACGCGTTCACGAACTGAAAGACGTTGAGGCGAAGTCTCGCCAGTATCTTCAAAATCGCGACCTCGCTTTTCGCGAAGACGCTTAATCTCTTCAAAGCGAACGACATCAGAACGCTCAAGCAACCTATCGAAATAAGCCGGAGGCGACATCATTATCTTCTCGCTAAGAATAAGACGATCATTAGTATAAATATCAGTCATGTACTTTTCACAAAAGTCATGACCAATTCCGGGCTTTAGCGAACAATGACAAAACTCAGCAACTTTGCCATCGTAATGTTCAAGCTTCAAAGGGCCTGTAATCTTCTTTGTCACATAACGAGCAACGTAAGCTGCAGTCTCAAAATTTACTGCGCCAATTGAACTAAAACCAAACGGCCAAAGTTTCTCAAGCGTACGACTACGATATAAGTTATTGCCTCGACGAATCGACCAGAGCTGTTTATCAACAAAGGTCACACCAAAAATAATTGCATGATAGTGAGGACGGCCAAGCTTATCGCCATATTCGCCACACATAAAAAAGCGAAGCTGTTGACCAAAACGGCTCATGAAGTATTTACGCATGCGCTTCACGAACAGCTGAAAATGCTCGTAATGAAGTGAGCCATCGGCAGGCAAATGAGCATCATCATAAGTCAGCGTAAGAAACATGTTGTTCTTATGTGACCTAGCTTCGACTACACATCGAGCAGCCCATTCGCGAGATTTCGCAAGACGGCAACCGATGCACTGACCGCAAGGAATTTTGAATTCGCTAAAAGGAATCGCTTTTGACGGATCGAAAGTAACTGCGTTACTACGTCCGTCCTTTGTTTTCTGACCAGCAAGTCGATAAGCAGTTATCGGATGAAAGCACCGCATGAGGCACGCACTTCAGCAGAAAGTTCACGAAGAATCGTCGCGCGAGTAGAGCGCGGACGACAAGCAAAAGAAATTAAAGTGCGCTCTCTACCATCTGACTGCTTCTGACGAAGCGACCACAAAACATGCTTCAAGCGACCGTAGTAAACAGTATCTCCAGGCACGACCCAACACTCGCCAAAATCTTGGAGAAAGATCATAAATCGCTTAGTAGCCATCGCAACCTCCAAATGTCAAAAATGTTAAATTTGCTCAACTTGGTGAATATGTTAACAATGACTACTATGTCGAGAAACAAGGATTAACCCTTAAATGCGAAAACCACCGCGCATCGGAGTAGCACGAGTATTCAAAGTCTTCGTGCGTGATGCGCCTTTACGGAAAATACGCTTAGATGCTTTACGAGAAAGCTTGTGACGACGACGAGACATATAAACCTCACTTTTTAAAAAACTTCTTAATGGCCTTGAAGGCCTCCCAAACAGCTGAGCCAGAGCGCAGCAGAACATCAACAAACTTAAGAATAGTATCAATCATTTCGCAAGATGCGCAGCACCAACAGCGGAATTCGTCACCGGCGCTGTGGAATTAAATGGATTTATCAAATTCATCCACTGGCCAAAAGACCAAGCACCTTTGTGGTCCTTCATGTAATCAAAAACCATTTTTTGCTTCTCAGAAGCAATAGCAGAATTCTGAGTCATGAATTTCGCTTGCTTTAAATTCTCTTCTTGAATCTTATTAGCAATCTCTTGACCTTTAGTCTGCGACCACATTAGATTTGAAGAAGAATCAGCAGCTACAGACTGCGCACGCTTCAAACCTGCATCAGCTTGCAGAGCAGAATTCTGAACATAAGTTTGATCTTTCAAAGCATCTTTCAAACTCTTCTCAGAACGTTGCGTATCAGTGCGCGCACCAGCCTCCATAGCGCCGGCAATATCAGGAGGAACGATCACAGGAGCGTTACCAGAAGCGCCTTGACCACCGGCAGAAAGAATCGGATTGAGACCTGCTTTTCTCAAATCTTCAACTTCCCACTGATGACGATTTTTTATCACTTCTTTCTGATGCTTCCAACCAAAATATGCAGACATAGCAGAACTGGACAAATTAGCAGCACCACCTATCGCTTCAGCCCAAGGAAATCCCATATCACCGTCCTAAAGCAAAAATAACAACAGTACCAACAGCGGCAAGCCAAATAAATAAAGCCATAACAACTCCTTAGAAGTGATCAACCAAGCCAGGTACCGAATACACAGGCATCGGACGAGCACACTTCAAACGAATGTAAGAATCAAAAAGGAACTGCGGTTCATTCTGAACGGCGATTACGCGGCTGACGGGGGGATCGTCTCGAATAAACTGAGCACTCAACGTAGGCAAAGAGTTGAACTTCTGCGCTAAATGCCAGCTGTCCAATGGCTGCGGATCTGTCGAGCGGAATTTACCTGTGATTTGGCCAGGGTAATAACGATACTCTGCATAGCGTTCCTGATAGCCAAAAACCTTATCGTCATCAGCAGTACCCTGCGCGTAGATCTCTTTATTGAGAACAGCTTGCTCGCCAAGGTGAGCGAGGACAGGCCAATAAAAATCAAAGCGACCTTGACGCGACCACATACGATTTAAACCTTGCTGATAAGTAAGATCAGCACGGACGTTCACAAAGCCAAAGACGTAGCCATGTTCGACAAAAGACTTCGAGAAACCATGAAAGCTATCAGCGACAACACCATACGCCGCCAAATTACCTTGCGGGGTAGTGTCATTAGTAGACGAAGTTTGCTGGACAGGATTAATCGAAATGCGAGCTGATGAGCCACCAAGATACTCAGGACGTTGCAAACGAGCATCAGGCGAGATTACACCGAAGTGAGAACGAAGAATTTCTGTGTAACGCGTACCACCGCGTGCGTCGCGCTCATAGAGCTTCTGAATCTGAAAAGCTTGACGCAAGTCGTTAATAGAAATTGGAGTTGCTTTCGAAAGATCAGCTGTAAAACCATCAGAAGTAATACCATACTTACCCGCGAAACTAGAGATCTGGCTCGGATGAGAATCCGTGGCGGTAAAAGCTCCTTGAAAAGGTATAGGGTCAGAGCCAGCCCAAGCGGCATCCTTCCTGCCAATTGAAAAAGGAACGGTTTCTTTAAAAAGAACTTTATCAGACCAGTTACTCACGCTACCAATGCCACCGTCAACGTGATAAGAGCCTACCTGTCTATAAAAAGAAACATCACCAGAAACGGGAATTGAACCACCGAGAGAAATTTCAACACCAGGGCCTTTCTGTGGCCACGGTAGGCATGATGTGAAATAGTCGTGACGCTTACCACGATGGGCCAACTTATAGTCAGCCAGATTGTCTGGACCATCACCAGTCGGAACTTTCAAAGATTCTTGAAGGTTCTCATCTCTAAACCACTCATTGAAAATGAGATTATAAGCGCGGAAAGGAAGTGCGTTTACTTTCAAAGCTTTATCGACATTCGTCGGAAGACCGAAATAATCCCAAAGCGTTTGATTAGGAACTTTCGTGCCAGAAACAGTAGGAATCAAAAAGTCTGTTGAATCATTTGGATTCTTCTGCTCACCATTAAACTTCTGCCAATTATCCCAAACCAGCCGATTGGGAACAAAAAAGAAGAAAGTCTCCAAATACAGGTTGTCCATAAAGGGCACAATCGGAGTAGCCAATCGAGCAAACAAAGTAGCTGTCAGCTTAAAGCTATCTCCGGGAAGCACTTCATCAACGTAAAAAGGTACAAGAAAACCAGAATCAAAAGTAGTCTTGTATCCATGTGATCTGTCAAAAACAGATCGAGGAATTTGAGTAGAAGGAATCTGAGAGAACAGATGCTGAGTAGAACGATTAACAGAAGACATGTACTTATCCAACAGCAATAAATAAAAAAGCGACCAGTTCAAAAAGTCCTCTCATTGAACCGGTCGCCTCGCGGTCCTAAAGCAAAGGCTCCAAAAGCTTTAACACCGTATAACAAAGCATATACCACAAAACAACCAGAAAGCAAACATCCGAGCTGTGCGTTGGGTACCCGCACGCACATCGGGGTGTCACCGGAACCAGTTACATCAAGTAAGTAACTGGTTCCGGACCTTCCCCGTGCGAACATCGCTGATATACATAGAAAAAAAAAC